GGAGCTGCTGAAATTTCCAAGATACGCATATTTTCTGAGAGTGGGGACTGAATAATTAGTCATAAAAGGCTCCTTCCTATAAGGAATACGCCATTTTTATTCCCTGAAAGCTTGACATTTAATGAAACCTCTAGTATAATGTCAACAGGAAACGTTGTAGGCCGCTATTCCGCTAATGTTTTAATGCTTACAGTAAATAGGCTAATGCCAGATACAGAGAGACACCGCAACGTGCAAATTGGAACGGTGTCTTTCTCTTTTTAGAGGCTTCAACAAGAATTATACCATATCTTCTTGTTTTTTACAACCCCTAACAAAAAATCCCCCTGCACCAGCCCTTTACGGGTCATGGTACAGGGGGATTATCATTTTACGCTGACTTTGCGCTGACTCAGCCCAGATTCAGCGTATTCTGGGCAGCGGCCTGCTTGGCGGCGACGTGATTGGCGTCGATCTGGGCCTCAATACGGTTTTTGAGGTACTGGGTCGTATTGCCGAAGTTGCTATTGATGTAGTCCTGCGCGTCGCTGCTCATGCTTTTCAGCGCGGCGGACACGGCCTTCATAAGTGCTTCCTTCTGTTCGGCCTCCTTGAAGGTCCCGGCGGTCTTCAAATCGTTGACGTAGGTCTGGTTCATTGCGGCCACGGCATCGGACACCGCACTTCCAATTTCCCGGACGAGGCGCTGCACCTTGATGTCGTTGGTCTTTGCCGCGATGAACTCGATGAACACAGCAATGCCTTTCTAGATGCAGGCGGTCACGATGGGGACGCAGACCAGCAGGGCGACGTACAGCAGACTTCTCGTAAACTCATTCATGTTCGGTTGCTCCTTTCATTCAGTGGACCTGATTCTTCAGGCTGTTCATCCGCTTGTCGCCTTCGATGGCGGCAGCGGTGAAGCTGTTGTTCTTCCACCATGCGGCCAGCGCAGCACCGACGGTGAAGCCGGTGGAGATCATCTGCTCGAGCTGAGCGTTGTCGATGGGCAGCAAAGGCTTGCCCGCTGCGCTGAGCAGCTGATTTGCAAGGGCGAGGCCCAGCGCTGCGGTACGGATCAGAGTGCCAGCGGAGATCTTCTTTTTCATGTCAGTCCTTGCCTTTCTCGGGCGTCTCGGCCCGCTGCTTGAGGATGTCGATGGCCTTGGTGATGGCTGCGGGAATGGGCAGACCCATCAGGCCGGCATTTTCGACGATGGAGATGGCCTCGTTGGCCGAAAAGCCGATGATCGCCGCGTCGCGGACGAAGCTGCCGCCGATGACAGCATCAAGCTGGCAGGCCACCAGAACAATGAGCAGAGTCTCACCTTTGCGGATGAGGCCCTTCCAGCCAGCCTTGCTTTCCAGCGCGCCGGTCTTGGTCTTGGGGCTGGCGTGGAACACGCCCGCCACCACCAGACCGGTGATGTAGTCGATGGCCATAAAGATGACCAGCGTCTGCAAGGCGGTGTCCCAGCCACCGAACAAGGCGGCAATGGCCCCGCCGATGAGGCCGATGACGGTGCAAATGGTATCCTTCATTTTCTTCACTCCTTTACATACTCCACCGGCTCTTATTCGCCCGGGTATCGATATGCACCCAGCCGGTGCTGCGCTTGGGATGCTTTGCGTCCTTCGGATACCGCCCGATGCCGCCCCGTCCGGGCAGCAGGGTCTCGGCGTAGGCGGCCACAGTGGCCACGTCCACGCCCTCAACGTAGAAGTCCGCCGCCCGGCCCAGCAGGTGCTGGCTGGACTTGCTGCCGCCCACGGCGGCGTTGTGGGCGGCGGTGCGGTAGCCGCTGGTGATGTGTACCGGCTTGCCGAAGTGCTCCCGGATGCACTGTAGCAGCACCACCAGCTCGTCGTCGAGGAGCACGACGTCGCTGCCCTTGCAGCCGAACTCCCGCACTCGGAAGCTGGGTGAGAGCTGCCGGGTGGAGTCCCGGGACATGGAATATTCTTTGATAGCGATAGAGAACACGACCTTTCTTTTGAGCAGCCCCCACCCCGGGGCTGCTTTTTGTTGCGGCGGGGTCAGTAGTAGTGGTAGCCTGTGAGTTGGTATGTACCGCCGCTGATATTGACTTTACAGGAGAATGAGAGCGTAAGAGCTCCTGCGTCAGAAAACTTTGCGGTATGATAAACAGTATATGGGCGTGGGCTAGAAAGCGAGCCATAATATACTGTGTCCGTCCACTGTGCGGAGCCGCCACGGGCTACTTTAACAGGGGAGTCGCCAACTGAAATCGTGATATCGTCCACGTCATCAGGAACATTGGTAGTAGACGATGCATTGACAGTAGCAGACCACACCACCTTGCCGTTGGGGTACGCTTTCTTGTTTGCTAGCCGCTCGATTTCCGCCCGGGTAAACGGGATAATACTAACTGTGCCGGTTAAATCCTCCAACTCCCCCGGGATAAAAGTGGATATACTTACGCTTCCCAGCGCCATACTCACGCCTCCTCTGCGGCCTCGAGGGTGGTGTCGTCCGGCTCGGCGAGGCCCCACTCTGCCCGCAGGGCGGTGAGGGAGGCGTCCCTGTCGGGGGCCGTGCCGGCCAACAGGGAGAGCAGCAGGGTCTTGGCGTTGTCACTCAGGCCCTCGCCGGGGTCGCCCTGCGGGCCGGGGAGACCGCGCGGCAGGGTCAGGCTGAGCCTGCCGTCCCGGATGCCGGCGGCGGGGGCGTCGCCGGTGGTCACGGTGCCGATGCCCTCCACCGCCGCGGCGCAGGCGGCTGCGATGCCGTCCTCCATCCGGTTGAGCACGTCGGGCAGGCTGACCTTCATGCCGGTGACAAAATGCTGTTTTACATATTTCATAGCGTACCTCCGTTACAAAGTCGTGTCCCCGAGGGTGGTGTCGCCCAGGGTGTCCTCTCCGGTGTCAGCGGTCGAGGCCGAGGGCCCCAGCAGCTCCACCTGCATCTGGATGCCGCCCTCGGGGACGTTCTCGACCCAAAACGTGATGCTGCCGTCCTTGGTCTCGCAGACGCCCGCAAGCCCCGCCGCCACCGCCACGGTGAAGGTCTCCGGGGTGGGTACGGCGGAGGGGACGTTTGCCTCTCTCGCCGCCCGCAGCTCTGCCGTCTGCTTGTAGGCGTAGCCGGGCACGTCGGTGCATTCGGCCCAGCCGTCCGCCGTCAGGGTCACGGGCCAGATGCCGAGATAGCCGCCGCTGTAGCTGGCCAGCAGGCTGTCGCAGAGAGCCGCCGTCTCTTTGGCTTTCGTCAGCGCCTGCCGGCCCAGCTCGTCCATGGGGATGCCGGTGACGCCGTCCCGCATGAGGCCGCAGAGGGCTTCGTCGGTGCGGGTGTCGGTGAGGTTGGCGGTGGTCAGGGCCGTCTGGCCCGCCGGGCGGGAGACCTCGGCGAGGCAGAGGTCATAGACCATCTCGGTGCGGGAGATGGCCGGGGCAGCGGGTTCGCTGGACGGGGTGCCTTGCAGCACTTGCAGAGAGGTGCTGCGGCTGGTAGCGTCGTACCGGAGCACGACGCGGTCGATGCGGGGCAGAGCGCTGTCCGCGAGGGGCAGCGTGAGGGTCTGGGCCTCCCGCATGGTGACGCTGAGGCCCACCCACCGGCTGACGTGCATCCACGCCTGCCCCGCGCTGACGGTGAGGTCGGTGCTGCCGTCGGCGGCAGCAGCCACCGCGAAATCGATGTCGGTGCTGTAAACGCCGCTGGTGCGCCCGGCAAAGTAGGCCGCAGCATCCTCGGCGTCATAGGTGATGCCACCCAGCGGGTAGGTAATAATTCCGGGGGAGCTCAAGCTATCGCCTCCTAGATCTTATGCCAGACGGGCGTACCCAGCCGCGCGGTGCGGGTGGTGCCGTCGGTCTGGCTCTGAATGATGATGTCGGCCACCCGGACGGTGGCCTTGTAGCCGAGATCCGGCAGAGAGCAAAAACAGACGTCGCCCGGCTCGAGGCCGTCGGCGTCCAGCGTCATCTCGATGCTGCCGGTGCGGAGCTGTTTGAGGAGCTTCGACGCGCCCCGATCAGCCAGCTTCTTGAGGTAGCTGTCGCTTTTGACGGTCTCGCCGTCCTCGGGCTGGATGTCCCGGGCGTCCACGATCATCTCCCGGCGCTGGGCCCCTTCGGCCTCGGTGTCGCCCGCCCAGACCATGGCCCGGTCTTTGCCCTCGCCGGCCCCCAGCACGAGGGCCACGTTGGCATAGCTGCCGTCGCCGAAGGCCCAGGCGGCTTCCCGCAGGCTGCCCCACTTGGTCGAAAAGCGGTTGTTGGGGTCGGCAGTAGGCCGCCAGACCTCGAACAGGAGTTTTTTCGCGCTGTTTTTACCCATGAGGACGACCCGGAAGCCCAGGTCGCAGGCTGCACCAACCGTCTTGAAGTAGTCGAAGAGGGTATTCCCCGAGGTCTGCTGCTCAAAAGTGGTGTCAAAGCCCTTCGGCTCGGCCACCTCCAGCTTGGGCCACGGAGCCGCTGCCTTGGCGAGGGCCAGCATGGCGGCCTCGGCGTTCTCGTTCTTGATGGCCGATGCGGAGACCCGCTTGGTGAAGATCCATGTGGCCGGGTAGCCGGTGACGACGAGGTTGGCGTCCTCGTTCTCGTTGCTCCGGTGACAGATGCGCATGGGTACCCGGGTCGCAGCGTCGGTGCGGACGAGCCAGCGGCCCTCCCGCAGAAGCGAGAGGTTCTCCTCGGTGGGGCGGACTTCCAGAGTGAAGCTGCCTTCGGAGTTGTAGGGCTCATCCCAGTACACCGACACCCATACGTCGATATTCCCGAGGCGGGCGAGGGTCGTTTCATCCAGAACATCGAATGTCATTTCATCACCTCCGGCAGGATGCCCACCACCATCGGGTAAAAGGAGATGGACGCCTGCAAGCCCTCTCTGCCGCTGGCGGCGTCGGCGGTGAGGACATTATCGCCGGGGTGCAGCTCCATGAGGTCGCTGTCCTCGTCCAGCAGGGCGAAGGCGTTGGTCTCCACGCCGCCGGAGATGAGCTTGACGGCCAGACGGTCGGTGGTGGTGCGGTAGATCTCCAGCACGTCCCCCTTGTTCAGGGTGGTGTCAAAGCCGATGTGCTCCCCGGTGACGCTGTTGCGGATGGCTGGGTTGACCACGATACCCGAGGAGCGGAGCTTCGCGGTGAAAGGCACCGGCAGCGCACCGGGGTTCCTGACGTTGAGGAAGTAGCTCTGCCGCCACTCGCTGTACTGGTGGCTGTCGTAGCAGAGCGGGAAGCGGAACTGCGGCACGAAGCCGCCCATGACAGCGTTCTGGCTCTCGAGGCTGTACCAGTAGGGCTTGGGGCGGTAGAGCATGAAGTCCAGCCGGGGGTAAGGGTGGAGCTGGACGGTGTAGGGGGTCTTTTGCAGCACGAAGCGGGAGAAATACTTGTCGCCGAAGTAGGCGGTGCCAGAGGTGAAGAAGGGCAGCAGCTGCAAAAAGCGGCCGGCCTGCGCCTCCCCGTCCGGCCCCCAGAAATCTGCGATGATCTCGTGAGGCACCCCCTCCACGCTCTGGCCCTCCACGGTGACCCCCTGCTGGTTGACGCCCTGTGCCGTCTTGAGGGTGACATCCACGCCCGAGAGGCCATCCATCTGGTAGGGGATGCCGTAGTCCCAGCCGAGGTCGAGGGCGGCCCCGGCGTCCGTCACGAGGCGGAGATGGTCATTGCGCATGGTGGGCCTCCTTTCAGTGTTTTTGGGCCTTGGCACGGTCGGCCTCCCAGCGGGCTTCGCGCTGGAGGTCGGCGGCGGTGTGGGCCTTGGAGTAGATGTTCTGGGTGATGTTGGTGTCGCCCTCGCGGTAGCTGCCGGCAGCGGCGGCGATCTGCGCCGTGCCGGAGGCCGCCACCCGGCTGCTCACGGCCATGTTGTCGCTGAGGACGAGGGCGTTGGCGCTCTTGACCAGCTTGGCGAGGGACTTGTTGATCTCGGTGAGCTTTGCGGTGTTGGCGTCGATGGTGTCCGTCAACTTGTTCGACCCGTCGGTGATGCTGGGGGTGTCGAGGTCGAGGCCGGAGCTGCCGCCACTTCCACCGATGCCGCCAGAGCCGCCGGAACTGCTGTGGCTCCCGCCCAGCTTGGACACGATGGCTGCGATGGCGACGCCCAGAGCGACAGCGGCAGCGGCCACCACGAGGCCCGCGGGGATGCCGAAGAGGGTGGAGGTGAGGGCCGCGCTGATGGCGGCCAGCATCCCTTCGACGGCTGCGCCGATGGTGCCGATCATGCCGGCGAAGCCCGCATAGATGGCCGGGAACATACTCAGCAGACCGCCGGAGAGGCCGGCGCTGATGGCCTTGGCCGCAGCGGCCAGCGGGACCTTGAGTGCGCCGAACACGCTTTTCAGGGTGCCACCCATCTTGACGGCCATAGAGGAGATGTCGCCAAAGCGGCCGGTAATGCCCTCAAAGAGGCTCTGGCCGATGCCCCACGCCGCCTGCGCCAGACTGCCCGCCGCGTCGCCGAGGACGCCGTTCAGGCCGTCCACCAGCGAGAGGGCGTAGTCGGTGAGCTGCTGCTTCTGGTCGGCGGTGAGGCCGGAGTAGAGGGCAGATGCCGCCCACTTGCCGATGCCCACCCAGTCGCCGCTCTTTACCGCGTCCCACAGGGTGCCCACCGTGCCGAGGATGCCCTCGTTGGCCCGGTCTTTGAGGGCAGACCAGAGGCCGTCCAGTGTCTTGGCGGCGCTGTCCTTGATGGTCTCGGCCACCTGCTCGGTGCCGTCGGCGGCAATGGTCTTGACGGTCTCCACCGTGCGGAGCGCCCCGTCGATGACCTTGTCCTGCGTCTGGGTGATAACGCGCTGCTGTTCGGTGGTGCCGTCCGCGAGAGTTTTTGTCACGGTCTGGGTGGTGGTCTTGATGCCGTCCACAATAGCCGTGCTGCTGGCGGTCACGGTGCTCACCACGTCCCGCACGGTCTCCATGGTCTGGCTGACCGTCCGCTTGCCGTCCGCCGCGATGGTTTCCACGGTCTTGATGTCCTTGAGCACACCGTCCACCATCTCGCGGCTGGTGGAGGTGATGGTCTGCTTCTGCTGGGTGGTGCCGTTGGACAGCGTCTCGGTGACAGTCTCGGTGGTGGTGGTCACGCCGTCCTTGACCGCAGTGGTGGTGTCGCTGATGGATTTGATGATGTCCGCCGTGGCCTGTTTTGTGCTCTTGGCGGCAGAGGTGGCCGCAGCGGCCGCAACGGTGGCAGATGCCGCCGCGCCGGAAGAGCCGGAACTGCGGGCCGCGTCAGCTTGAGACTGTGCGACCCGCTCATTGTGCTTGTCGAGGCGGCTCTGGCTTGCCTTATCTCTTTTCGACTGCTGATAGCTGCCGATAGAGTCGGAATAAGCCTCGTTGTAGGCATCTTTTGCTGCACCGAGGCCGTTTTTCAGAGAGCCCAGCGCGGCGGCTGCACCCTTGATGCGGGCCACCAGCTCATTGATCCAGTCCACCACCGAACCGATGACATTCGAGGCTGTCTTTTGAATGGCCGAAAATGCTGAATCGACAGCAGAGCGGAAGGTCTCGCTGGTGTGATAGGCGGTCACAAGCCCCGCCGCCAGAGCGGCCACCACAAGCCCGATAGGGTTGGCCGAAAGCACGGTATTCAATGCCGCCTGTGCCACTTGCAGACCGGTAGCTCCTGCGGCGGCAGCTTTATGGGCCGCAGCCATCGCGGTGGTGGCAGCGGTATGCAGCGCCGTGATAGCTGTAGCTGCCGCCACGGTCGCCTTATAGCTCAGCACTGCCGCCGTGACGGCCACGACTGCCGCCGTCAGGACGCCGATGGTCTCCTTGAGCGCGGCCATTTTGGCGTCGTCCTCGGTGATGGAGACGACCAGCTCGTTTGCCTTGACGAGGATGTCCCCGAGAGCCGAGAACAGCCCGCTGGTCAGTTCACCGGTCAGCGCGGCCACGTTGTCCTTCAGGGTAGACAGCCTGCCGTTGAAGTTCTGGCTGGCCTCCAGCATACCGTTGTAGAACTGCCCGCCCTCGCTGGTGGCAGCAGCCACGGCGGCTTCCAGCTCGTTGAAGCTGACCTTGCCGTCCGAGATGCGCTTGTAGAGGGCGCTCATGCTTTCGCCGGTGGCGTCGCAGATCTGATTGAGCGGGTTGAAGCCCGCGTCGATCATCATGTTGACGTTTTCCAGCGTGACCTTCTGAGCCGAGGACATCTTGCCGTAGGCCCGCACGAGGGTCTGGAGCTTGTCCGCGTTGCCCAGCGAAATATCGCCCAGACGTTTCAGTACGCCGGTGGTGTCGTCCGCCGCGACGCCGAACTGTAAGAGGGTCTGGGTCCCCTCGGTCAGGTCGGACAGGGAGAAGGGCGTGCTTGCGGCCATCCGGCGTATCTCTTCCAGCTTCTCGGCGGCAAGCTGTTCGTCGCCCAGCATGACCTTGAAGTTGGTCAGATAGCTTTCCATCTGGGCGTTGTAGTCCAGACCGGACTTGACCACGCTTTGCAGGCTGGATGCGGCTTTCTTGGCAAAGTCCGCGATGAGCTGGCCTGCGGCCACGGTCCACTTGCTCGTGGCTTTCTCAGCCGGGTCACTGTTGAGCTTTACTTCGCCGGTGATGGAAAAATCTGCGGCCACGGTGTCCACCTCTTTCTGTGAAAAAGAGCGCAGGCACAGTGGCACAGGCTTAGAGTTTTATTTCGATTTCTTTGCGGCAGGCCGGGTTCTTGCATTTGACCCAGATGCCCCGGGCGCTGGCTTCCGGGATGGCCCAGACCGGCAGAGGCCGGCCGCACAGGGGGCAGAGCACCGGGGCGCGGTCAGCGCCGGAAGCGGGCCGCAAAGGCTTCGTTGCGGTCTTGCAGGGTGACAATGCGACCGCCTCCTTTCCGCAGGGCAGCGGGCAGCGCGAAGCGTTCCTTCAGCTCGGCACACCGCTCCCGCTCTTCGCCCTGAAACTGCGTGAGGTCAGCCGTCCGGAACCCGATGATCTTCACCAGCTGGGTCTCCTCGGGCAGGTTCGACATGAGGGCCTTGAACCGCCACCAGTGGAGCCTTGCCCGGGTGAGGTCGATGCAGTACGCCTGCTGGAACGCGGCCACGATGGCGGGGCCGTCGGTGACGTAGTCCAGCGCCAGCTCCTCGGTGCGGCTGCTGCCGGGGCGGTCGGCCACCTCCTGCGGGCCTGCGGTGTAGAACTCTACCAGCGCCTTGAAAGCGTCCACCTCTTCCTCCGGCGGGACGGCCACGCGGTAAAACCGGCACATGGTTTCCCGGGCCAGCTCAGGCAGGCCCTTTTCGTCCTCCGGGAGGCGGAGATACTGCCCGTTGAACCAGACCATAGGCCGGAAATCCCAGTCGATGGGCCTGCCTGCCCACATGCGGGGCAGTTTGTCCAGCAGGATGTCAGCCATTTTCCAGAGCAGCCAGCTCATCCAGCAGCTGCTTGCGGCGTGAGGCCTTGTCCACCCGCTCCACCATCTGGGCGGCGGGGACAGCCTGCGGGTAGAAGCCCTCGCTCCGGGACACCGGCTGGCCCGGATAGCTCACAGGCGGCTTGTGCTTGTCCTTCTTGCGCTTCTCAGCCCGGCGCTGGGCGCGGTTCTGGGGGACAGCCGCCGGGCGGGAATAACGAGCCTTCTCAGCGGCAGCTGCCTGCGTGATCTCGTCGAGGACGTCGTACAGACGGCTGACATCGTTTTCGTTCAGCCCCAGACGGGCGGATGCCCCTGCGCCCAAGATCTTGTCGAGGCCGCGCATGGAAACGCGGGCCTGTGCGCGGAGACGGTCGCCCAGGCGGACATTCTCCCGTTCGCACCGGGCTGTCTCGGCCTCGCCCTCCCGGGTCATCTCGTCCAGTGCGTCCTCCAGACGGTCGAGGTCGTTGGCGTTCAGAAGCGAAAAATCAAATTCCTGTCCATGGATCAGCATTTATCGGTGCTCCTTTCTCTCAGCCCGCGATGGCGGTGTTATAGTCGAACTCAGCCGGGGTGCCGATGCCCTTGAAATCGGCGGCAAAGGTGGCATTCGCGCCGGCGCTGCCGCCCACATCGCTGGTCAGGATGAGCGCGCCTTCGCCCTTCTCGCCCTTGCCGGTGCGGAGAGAGAAGTAAACATAAGGCACCACCACGCTCTGGCCGGAGCCGAACGCGATCCTGTGGGAGAGCAGGAAGTCCTGAAAGGCGTCGCCCACATAGCGGTCGCCCTGAATGGAGAGGGTGCGCTGGACACTGCCCTTGGTGGTGACAGGGCCGGTGCGGATGTAGGTGTTGTCCGTGGTGGAGGCGTTCAGTGCGCCGCTGTGCTCCCGCACGTGGTCGGCACAGACCACCCAGTTTTTTACGTCGGTCTGGCTGGCCTCGGTCTGGACAGCCAGAAGGAAGTCGTCGGTGGTCTCCACGCCGGTATAGGCTGCGCTGGGGGTCAGGCCCGACAGCTTGACGGCTTCGGTAACAGTCATAAGAAAAACTCCTTTCGATTCAGCCTTTTGGCTGGTAATACTCCAGCCGGAGCTGGAGCTGCATCCGGCAGCTGCCCGACCCGGCGGCGACGATATAGCCGCTGGACGTCACCGAAACGCGCAGCGGCTCTTTGCGGCCGCCCAGCCGGGGCAGGTGATGCCGGTCGTTCTGGGCCAGCACCCATTCGGTCAGCTGCTCAAAAAAGCCGCTGCTCGCGATCTGGACGCTCTGGGCCTCGTTGTAGTCGCGGCGACTGACGAAGATGTAGCTCTTGGCGAGGTTGCGGCCGGAAAAGAAAACAGCCGTCACCGGGTCGGTGGGGCTGTCCTCGATGGAAAACTCGGCCACCGGCTCCGGGGAAAGCCCGGAGATACGGAAGGCTGTGCCGTTTTCGCCCTGTTCCTCGGCGATGAGCGGGCAGGTTTTGAGCCACTCCCGCATGGCCGTGATGGTGGCTTTCTCGCTCATAAGTGGCCCATCCCTCCCCAGAAGGTCGTGACAGCCTTTGCGCCGTAGAGAGCAAGATGCTCGCCCACATCAGCAATAGCCCGCTGGCCCCAGTAGGAGCCGCGCAGGCCGGTGTCTCCACGAAGGTCTGTACCCTCTGCATGGAGGTAATACTGCTTGCGGGCGTAAGGGGTGTTGTACACCAAAAGGCCCTCGTCGTACTTGGAAGCGGTCTGAACGCTGTTTTTCAGTGCGCCGGTATCGAACGGCACATAGGCGTCGATGAGCCGCGCGGCTTCCTGCGCAAGGGCGAACTGGGCCTTTTGCAGGGCGGCGGTCTTTTCTGCGCCGAAGTCGGGACGCCAGCTCAACTCCATCTGCACACCATCGACCCGGTACTTCCAGCCGTCAGGTGGGTCGAAGACCGGTTTTGCTGACGGCGCGACCGGGCCAAAGGGGATCAGTGCGCTCATTCTCTCAGCTCCCTTCCACATGAAAATGCGGCAGCGGGACGCCCCGGTCGTCCGAGACGTCCGCCACCGTACAGCAGATGTGCGTTTTTTCGAGGGCGGCGTATTCGGCCTCCGTCAGGCTGCGGACAGCGCCGCAGAGGAGCTTGCTGCCCCGCTTGAGCGTCCAGTGCGCGGCTTTTTCTGCCGGGGGCAGACGCGCCCACTGGGGATAGGGCAGATAACCCGGCGCAGGCGGGAGGCGGATATGCACCACCCTCTGGGGGTCGCCGGAGGCCGAGGTGCGGCGCGTCTCCCGCCAGCTGCACCCCGTGAGCACCTTGCAGACCGGCTGGTCGGCTTCGGTGGCCGTGTCGTGCAGCAGCATGACGACCGTGACGGGGGTCTGCATCAGAAACACCCCCGATACAGCAGATTGTGCGGGTCGCTGCCCAGTGTGTTGGCGAGGATGTCCTGCGCCTCTGCCGCCAGCCGTTCGGCCAGTGCGCCGGAGGTGAAGGTCATGGACACGCCATCGTTGGAGACGCTGGACACGCCGGGCGGCGTGCAAGCGCTCTGCACGGCGTTCGCTGCATCGATGATCTGGATGCAGGCATCCGCCAGTGCCTCTGCACAGCCTTCGCACACTGCGGCGTGACGCTCGGCCCGGCCAAAGGTCATCCGGTCGATGAGCCGGGACGCCCGTGCGGCCAAAGGGGCAAAGGCAGCTTCGTCCAGCGTGCCGCCGACGGCTGCATACTGGTCATAGGTGCAGTAATTCAAAAAAATCAGCTCCTTTCAGGCTCCCCTGTTAGGGGAGCTGGCTGCCGCAGGCAGACTGAGAGGTTCGGTCACGCTTTCTTCTTGATGAGGATGGTCTGGGGCTTGGTGACTTTGAAGGCGTAGACCTTGCGGCCTTTGACTGCGGACGCGCCGATGTACTTGCTGGAACCATTGAGATCCTGCACATAGACGGGGACGGCCCACTCGTCGATGAAGGCAAACCAGTTGGGATGACCGGCGATGTACTCCACGTTTTCGCCGAGGGTGGAATCCTCAAAGACGGTGAAGCCAGCGATGCGGCCCACAGCGCCGGTCTGGACGACAGCATCGCCAAGGTCAGACGCCTTGATGAACTCGGGACTCTTCAGCAGCAGACCATAGATTTCGGGCGAGACCAACAGCCAGCGGCCTTCGGTAGGGACATGGACGGTGGAGAGCTTGGTGCGGGCGTCCACGATGTTGCCGTAGATGGTCTTCTCGGTCAGGGCGGTGGTGGTGCCGAAGGCAGTGCCTGCGGTGGTCAACTCCACAGAGCCGTCGGAATCCACCTGCAGCGCCAGAGAATAACCGGCACTGTCCAGACGATCAGCCACCAGATCGTCGGGGACGCTGGCGGCGTCGAAGCCGTCGATGATCTCATTGACGGCCTTGTCCTTGTCGATGTTGACGGTAAGATAGGTGGTATCGCCGCCGGTCAGCTCTGCGCCGGTCTGCTTGTCGTAGTCGTTCACGGCAACTTCGGTGTCGCGGACAGGGACTTTGACCGAGCCGGCCTTGGGGCTGCCCTCATAGCGGCTGTTGCAGATAACACCGACCTTCTTGACCAGCGTTGCCCGGAGCTTGAGGTCAACCAGCTTGGAATAACGAACCTGTGCTTCGTGTGCCATAATGTTTCCTTTCTATCAGTCGATCTTGATGCCGGGGTTCATCGCTTTGAAGGCAGCGGTGACAGCATCGGTGTCACCGGTGGGCGGAGTGCCGTGCTCTGCGCCGCTGGAAACGTGGACACTGCCGCCCTCTGCGGCCTCGCCGAAAGCCCAGGGGTTGGCCTTTGCGGCTTCTTCCAGCGCCTTGTCGATGTCGGTGGTGCGGTCTTTGGAGGACTTGAGGGCCTCCATGTCCAGCAGGGCGCGGACGGCCTTGACGCTGCGGCCCTTCTTTCCCATGATGGCGGTGTTCAGGGCCGAGTCGAAAGCAAAGCCGTCTGCCTGTGCCTGCATATCGCTCCGGAGCTTCGTCAGCTCGGCCTCGTACTCGTCCGGGGTCTTCTTGCCGTCGAACTTGGCGAGGCCGTCCTGCGCGGTCTTGAGCTGGGCCTGTGTGTTTTCGAACTGGGTCTTGAACTGTTCGGCGACGGTCTTCTCGCGGTTGATGTCAGCGCCGTTTTCGCTCATCAGCCAGTTGAGCGGTTCGTCGGTGATGCCGGGAATCTTTGCCTTTACGTCTTCACGCTTCATAAATGAAACCCCTTTCTTTGGGTGAAACTACGGTTTGTTGACGCGGTTCGCCTTCCGCATGGATTCCGGGCAGGGTACGCGCTGCCCGCCGCGATGGTGCCGTCTGCCGGAATCGAACCGGCGGCCCGCTGCTTACGAGGCAGCTGCTCTGACCAATATGAGCGAAAACGGCATGAAAAAAGCGCCCCTGCCCAGATGGGCAAAGACGCTCGCGGTATTTGGTTGTTAGTCCCAGTCAGCATAGTGCTGACACTTGAGACAGCTTTTGTGGGCTTCATCCCAGCTGCAAGGCGGCTTATCGTCGCCCTTCAGGCAAAGAATATCATCGCCGACGTTGGAAATGTCGAAGCACAAGCCGCCGTCGATTTTTCGGTTGTAAATGGGACAAAACCATTCTTCAAGCTTCACATCATCACTAATGCGGAATTCCATGCTTTTTGACCACCTCCATCAATTTTTTTCCGCCCTCATCCAGCGGGCCGATGCTGGATACATTGCCATCTTGTCCGATGGCGACAAAGCCCCGCTCAGAGTAATAACAGGTCTGTGTACCGTTTCGCTGGGACATTGCGACCTTAGAGGAGCGGATGATGCGTTCGGCATCCATTGGCCCCATACCGCGTTCAGCCCAGCGCTGCAAGACGTGGTCGCTTGCAAAATTTATCTCATTTGGAGCAGACGGGGATTCAATGAGCCGACCTTTCGCCTTTATTGTACCAGCTTCCCGCATTTGCTGCAACTCAGTATTTGCAGCATTGAACCGCTCCTGTTTCCGGGCTGCATAGCTGGCCCTGCTTGCCTCACTCCGCCCAAACCCATGCACGCTTGTCCGGGCGCTGTCCACTCTGCCGCCGGTGGCCCGAGTAACGTCTGCAAGGCTCTGCCGGGCCTGCTTCAGCTTCACGGCGCTGGCGGTGGTGTCAGCCCCGGCGGCGTCCTCGGCCAGATACCGGCGTTTCCACTTGCGGACGGCCCGCTCCCGGGCACGCTGCATCTGGCTGATCTCGTAGCGGGTGTGGAGCCTGCCGTCATACTCGATGTTCCGGGCGTTGAGGGCCTCGAGGCTCTCCTGCGTCCATGCGGGCGGGCTTCCCAGCTCCGGGAACACCACGAAGAAGGTGTGGCGGCAGTTCCAGCCGCAAAGCCCCGCGCCGGTGCCGTAGCCGGTGGCCGACTCGAAATCTTCGTAGTGCTGGCCCAAGTAGTCCACACCCCCGCCCCGGTGGTAGCGCCTGCCCTGCCACACGGCATGACTGGGGCGCGCTCCACCGTGAGCCGTCACCTCGACAAAAGAGGCCCCCATCTCGTCCATCCGGGCCTCCTGAAGCTTTGCGCCGGTCTGGTTCACGCCCGTGAGCACGGCCCGGCGGCAGGCCACCTCCAGCGTGTCCCTGTGGCCGCTGGGGTAGGTGACATAGGGCATGGAGTCGGCAAGGCCGTCCACAGCACGCTTGACGGCGGTCTTGTAGTCGAACGCGCCGCTGCTCACTTGGAGCCACGCCCTGTCCAGCGCCTGCTCGAAAGCCCCGGAGACGGTGTTAGCCGTGGTGGCGGTGAGGTTGGAGAAGCTACCTGCCGTCTGCCGATAGCCCGCATTGAGCAGGTTTTGGAGCGGTGTCGATTCTTCGAAGGGCGTTGGCTCTTTCCCGTAGTGGTAGTAGATCTCGTCCTCGGCTTCCAGTGCGGCGGTCGCGGCCTCCTTCATCAGGCGGCGGATCTCGGCCTCGCTCTTGCCGGTATACCGGGCCAGAAGCTTCACCACATCCTTGCGGACGGCCTCGGTCTGCTGGTAGCGCCAGAGCTGCCAGTTGGCCGTCGGCGTCAGGGTGTCCATCTTGCCGATGCGCCGGGCCACGTCCCGCAGGATGTCGTCCTCGGCCTGCTGCCAGAGCAGGATGAGCCGGTCGGGTGCGTGGTCGAGGTAGTCCGGGGCCAGCATCAGGCACCCCCGCCGAAGGTCAGCTCAGGCTGGCGGTTTTCGTCTTTGGCTTCCTGCGCCAGTCGGCGGGCATCCTCTTCGGAGATGCCGTACCGGGCCGAGAGGTACTTGTAGCGGGGCAGCAAGCCGCTGAGGGCGTCGTCCCTCATCTGGGTCATCCGCGTCTCAGCGTCGGTAATATAACTGTCGTCCCAGTTCACCGAGATGGGAGTGTCGGGGACGACTGCGGCCTTCTGCAGGTCCTTCGCGGCCCAGAGGATGGCCCGGATGATGGCGATCAGCGCGCCTTCAATGGGTATCTGGTTCTTGTTGGCGCTGGCTACGAGATCCTGTCGGCTGCCGTTGTACTCGGTGGCCGTCGTGACCTTGCCGTCCTCGAAGCTGTACCGGTGAAATCCCAGTCCGCATTTGAAGGAGAACAGGTTCAGCATATCCTGCACGGCCCGGTGATTCTGCTCCACGCGGAGGTCGGGATTGTATTCATGGTACTCGCTGGTCTGGTCAAGGCTGCTTTCTTTGCCGGGCAGATGCACAAACTGGCTCACAACATCGTCGTCCGGCGGGATGGAGTGCTCCACACCTTTATCATCCACCACCTTGCGGCAGATGTCGGCGCTGTAGAATATCTTTTTGTGGCCGAGGCGGATGTCCTCGCGGTAGTTGTCGAAGGCAAGGTCCACACCCTGCGCCTCTTCCAGCGCCTCCGCAAAGACGCTCATGCCCAGCCCGCTGCCGCCGTCGAGGTTCTTGACAGCTCCCGGGCTGAACAGCGCAAACCAGGGCGGGGAGCCCTCTACCGTGACGCTTTCCACCGTGCCTTTCGGGGGCTTCTCGACCGGAGAAAACACCGGCGTGCCGGACATGGAGTCGGTGACGCGGAACCATTCATTGCGGATGGTGCGGCGCTTCTCGTCGCCGGTGTGGGTCTGTAAGTAGACAGCGGGCTTGCCGTCCATCAGACACTCGGAGACAAAGGCCGCTTCGGTCACGATGCCCCGCTCTACCCGCAGAGGCAGGATGCAGGGGGCCGGGTCGTAGTCCAGCCGGAGCCGGACGTCCGGGCTGGGGACGGCCTTGCCGTTCACGACGGTCATATTCTCAGCGCTCAAAACGAAAGCGCCTGTGCCGGACCAGAACGCTTTCTCGACCAGCGCGTTCGCGCGCGTCCAGAAGTGCAGGTCGCGGAGCAGTCCGCCCACCTGCTGCTCATCGTCGCCCAGAAGATACCGGGCGGTGGCAGCGTCCGCGATTTGGAAAGTGGTGCGGTCGTTCAGCAACAGATTCGCCCAGTCCTCGCAGACCCGTTTGGGCATCCGCAGGGAGGCAATGGTGCGCTTTTTGGTGCCGTCGGCATACTCGGCGGCGCGGGTATGAACGCCGGGTACGTTGCCTTTCCACCATTGCCGCCATGTCTCGATTTGGCTGTAGTAATCGGCATCCAGCTGCCACCCGCGCGTTTTATGCAGATGATCCAGAAAATCGGTGATGTTCATGTGTTCGTCAACCTCTTGAAATCGCGCTCGATGGTGTACTCATAGGCGTCCAGTGTGTCGATGTCGGTGCTGCCGTCGTCGAGGCGCTCATCTACGCCGGGATGTTTGCCGCTGTAAAGGGCCGTAGCGAGGGCATCCCGCAGGGTGGCAGCTTCCGGCATGAGCCAGAAGCGTCCGCCGCCCATCAGGATGCAGGTGAGCCGGATGCGGTCGGTGATCTTTATCTTGGCACTGTTCTCCACCCGGTCGGCCAGCCAGGAAAGTCTGCATTGGCGCAGGCGGGAACGGATGTGGTTTATCAGGGTCTGCTCGGCGCTGTCGCAGAAGATGTACTGAATCTCACCCCAGCGGGCAAAGACCGCGATACAGAACTCGATGAGCTTGTCGGCCAGAAAGTCGGCATCCTGCGCCACCGGGTCGATGCGCTGGGACGCCAGCCCCACAACGCCGGACCAGCCCGGGAGAATGGCCGTCGCCACAAAAGCGTGCTTCGAGCCATTGCCGCCAAAGTCCACGCCAATGCGGATCCGCCACGGGTGCAGCTGCTTCTCGGCGGGCCAGAAAAAACGCCTATCCCCGGCGGCGAGGCTGTCGGCCAACAGGCGGTAGATAACGCCGTTCGCGGCCATCCACTGCCCGAGGATGAAGCGGTTATAGTAGACGGTGCCGGTATACTCTTTTTTCAGGTCGGCCACGAACTGGGCCGGAAGAGTCGGATTGTCGTCGATGGTGTAGGCCTGACAATAGATGTCCGCGTCGCTGTCGAGGAATTTCTTGAACCAGTGGGAAGGGCTTTCCGGATTGCAGGTGCCGTCGAAATGACTGTGCGGACAGGAGAGGCGGCTCTTGAGCATTTGGAAAACGCCCTCGTCCCAGGTAGTGATCTCGTCGCCGTAGGCATACTCGAAGGCCGCGCCCTGGATGCGGGCAATGTGCTTTTTGTTGTCGGCACCAAGGACATAGACCTTGTGGCCGAAGAGCTGCACGATGTTGCCAGAGGCCGAGGTGCGGACGACGCCCACAAGCTCCGGCCCCCAGAGGCTGCGCATGGACTCCAGCACGTTGCGTTCCAGCGTGCCGAGGGTGTTGCCCAGCATGACCAGCAGGCCCTCGCCCCGGGCCGCACAGATGCGCTTCGGGATGGTGACGGCGCAGTCAAGATAGGTCTTGCCGGAGCGGGTCGCCCCGGTCTTGACATTCCAACGGTGATTGCAGTTGCGCAGATATTCCTGCTGAAATTCAGTCAATGGCACTGTCCACGCCTCCCAGAAGTTCCTTCGCTTTTGCCAGAGCATCTGCGGCGGGGTCTTTCTCGGAAGTGTCTTTGTACATCCCGAGGTGTTTGCCCAGCAGGTCGAGCGCGCGGAGCTTGTCGGCCAGCTTCACTTCCTGCTCAAGCCCATCCTCGCCGAACGTCTTGACCTTGACTGACTGCACAGCGGCAAGGTCATCGTGGCTGGCATCGGATTTGAGAGAGGCGGTCTTGGGGTCGATGAGGTCAGCGGCGTTGACAAAGGCAATCTTTGCCAGCTCGCGCACCACCCGGTCAGTAGATACACCGGTGCGGCGACTCTGCTCAGCCTGAAGCTGGGCGATGAGCTTCTGAACTCCAACATTCTCCAACAATCGCGGCCCCACGGTCTTGGCACTTGCTGGGGAATATCCGGCGCGGATGGCTGCTTGGGTCGCATTCAAATCGACCATGTATTCTTCGCAGAATCGTGCCTGCTTGTCGGTCATCCTCACCACCTCTCTTGCAAAAAAGTTGGAGCAGCCGGGATGGGGCGGCCCTCCGTCCGTCTGGTCACGCCAGCGCTCTCGCGGCTGAGCTACGGCTGCATAAAAAATCCCCGCACATTTCTGTGCAGGGTGATTGACGCACATCCGGTGGGGTATCCTTGAACCCACTGCGGATTTCGGGGCCTCCGGTGGTGTGCCGGACTCTCACGGGAAGAAGAAGGGACTCCCATCCGGCACGCCAGCCCCAAGCGGTTTCGCAGGCCATGCGTCAGGCTGTTGCTGCGGCGGGGCGCAGCGTCATGGTGCCGCCCTTGGAATCGAACCAGCCGTGTCTGGTCACACGCGCCGCGCACCAAATTGCGCTCAGGCGGCATAATAGAAGCAGCCCGCACACCATGCGGTCAAGCGTCAAGGAGGACATGGTGCGGAGGCTGCGTGTATCGGTGGGCCTTTCCGGCTCTGCCGATGGTATCATTTTACACCGGAAGAGAGTGAACGCACAATGAACGGATACTGCACAGTTTCAGAGTTTCAGGTGTTCAATGGCCCGGCGGCGCAGGGCGAAAATGCCACGGGAAGTGAAATTCATGTCTGCGGCTACCTGCTCCCATTTCAGGCAGTCCAGATAGTATTTGCGAAGAGCGCAGTATTCGGCGGAGTCCAGCTGCACAAGCACGGCATCGATCTCCGCAAACAAGGCATCAAGAACTGCCAGCTGCGCGTAGGCACGGCGTTCGGCTTCTTCTTCACGCTCTACTGCCCGGGCGAGGCTCTGCCCATCCTTGCTGCCGCCCGGCGCAGCGCTGAGGTTCTGGGTGATGTGCCGGGTGGCTTCCTGCGCCTCTGCCAGCCGGTAGGAGAGCCGCTGATAGAGCCTTTCGGCTTCCCGATAGCGGAAGAGCCAGTTTATCTTTTCCTCGTAGGTCATGCCAGCTCCTCCATCTTGTGAAAATCGATTTTGTCAAGGCTGCTATGCTGCACGATGGAATTTGCGGTATGTACCACTCTGGTCATTTTCAAAAGCATTTCAGAACGGCATTCTGCCTCTTTTGAGACCTTGGACAAGATATTGTTGAGCGCAATGAGTTCCAGACCGCTCAGCTCTATCACTGCAGAGCCATCATCCTTCTTTGCATCATCGCGCTGATTCAATGATTGGATTCGCATTTGTTTACTCCTTCTGCATGAAACATATCGGTCTGAGCCGTGTATGCCTTGTAGCGTTCTTTCTGCAGGAGGAAATACTCCTGCGAAATTTCAAACCCGGTGAAGTACAAGCCGGCATCATAGGCGGCAATCCGACTGCTGCCGCTTCCAACATGAGTGTCAAGAATCATCTGTCCCGGCTTGGCATATTTCTGAAAAATCCAGCTATACAATGCTACCGGTTTCTGAGTCGGGTGGATGCGCTTTTCATTCAGGGTTTTGTTCCCCTGCTGGATATGTCCCTCGTGAATGCTTTTGCCTTGCATCATGCCGTTCCACATATACCGGAACAGGCGGACAGAATCAAACAGGTCGGTTGCAGCAATTTCGCAGTCAGAAAACGAAGTCCCGCCGTTGCACTTGTCCCAAACGATTCTGCCGGGTGCAAAGTGATAGTCGAAGTAGTTGCAGCCCCATATGATGTAGTGCTTGCTCACACGAAGCAGCTCGTCGAAGTAATCTTTTCCGGGAACATCCCACTTCGGAGTGATAGGATAGTCACGGTGTACGCCAGTTTTACTGACACGTGAGCCATAATACCCTCGGCGTTCCGGCCCGCTGAAATATGGCGGATCTACCACAGCAAGGTCAAAAAGCTTATCAGGAAAAGCTTTCATTCCCTCCATGCAGTCCAGATTGAAGCAGATGCTTGGTTCTGATTTATGCGCTTCCATCATCACACTCAGATGCTCCTTTCTTTTTCAACGGTCGCCTCCGCCCAGCATTCTTGAGAAAATCGTTCCCGCTGGGCTCTGCACGGTCAACCCGGATCTTCCGTCCGCTGCCGGTTGGATGCAGTTTGCGGTACTCTTCCACGGACTTGCACCCTTGCGCCTCGGCCTCCGCCAGCGCCTTGCGGACATACACCCAGCTGTAGGCACCAAGGTCAGCGCACCTGCCGATGACAGTCAGCACCAACTCTTCTCCCAGCCGGTCGGCGTATCCGGTCAGCTGGGCCTTCCCTTGGGCGCTCAGCTTGCAGATGTGCTGCTCGAACTCCAACACCACGGGAGAGGTCGCCTTCGTCGGAGTCGGTTCGGGCGTCGCGCACGCAGACGACGACTGTCTTGTTTTCTTTGTTATCTTTGTTAAGTCTTGGTTAGGAGCTGGTTGATTACTGGTTGATTGCTTGGTTGAACCAATAATTTCAGCGTAATTATTTATCGTGATAACGCTATATCTTGGCCCTGCTTTGCTGGTTATGCAGTTGGTTGACTGCAAATGCATAAGTGCTGTCCGAACGGATTGTTCAGACATTCTGAGCTGTTTTGCCAGTTTTGCGCGGCTCGTGACTAGCTCACCGGGGTGGATGGTGATGCCCTGCCACTGCTTTTCCTGCCAGTTTGAGGTGAGCAGCAAGTGGATGAACAGCCGGGCAGTGTTGGGTTCCGAATACCATTCCCAGTCGGTCAGGCCGCGCGGGATGGCAACGAAGCCGCGAGAAGGGTCGATGCCCACGGACTGACCTCCTTTCGAGTGGAACGCCCGTATCGCCAGATAGCACAGCGGCAGCGGTCAGAAGGGGAGGTCGTCACTGTCATCAATGATGGAAAAGCCATCAGAATCGTGTGCTTCTGCGTCGGGGACAGCGACCGGCTGACCGTCGGGTGATTTGCGTTCGGCGCGATAGCTCTGGCTGGCAAAACTGGTCTGTTGGGCCTGTGGAGCGCTCTGTGCGGCCTTTGCTTGCTGAACATGATTTGCTGTCTGCTGGTCAAAATCCTTCACGACAGCCCGCTCTGCGGCCTTACTGCCGCAGAAGCTCACGTTACTGGCGACGACCTCCACCTTGGTGCGATTGTTGCCGTTCTTGTCCTGATACGAGGTCGTCTGCAAGCTGCCTTCGATGGCGATCATGCTGCCCTTTTGGAAATACTTGGAGACGAACTCGGCGGTCTGCCGCCACGCGGTGACATCGATAAAATCGGCCTTGCGCTCTTCGCCCTGCCGGGTAAAGCTGCGGTCAACCGCGATGCGGAAACTGCACACGTTGGTGCCGTTCTGGGTGGTCTTCAATTCCGGTTCGTAGACCAGACGGCCCATCAGCGCAACAACATTAAGCATGGGCCGCACCCTCTTCCTCGGCGTCGCCAGCGCCTACCTCGTAGTCGATGTTGGCGCCCATCAGGACCTCCGGACACTCGGCGCGGGCAAAGTAAGCGGCGGCGCGGTACTTGAGCATCATTTCGGTCATCTTGGGCCAGTAGCTGCCATTCTTGTTCCACCACCCGGCGTCTTTCGCCATCTTGACCGTGACTTTCGGGCCTTCGACCTTTTCGCCGGTGAGCTTGTCCACGCCGATCAGACGGCACCCCCAGGTTTCGGTGCCCTCCTCGCCCTCCATGCGGTAGCGGGTGCGGCCTGCAAACTGGCCGCAGTTGTCGATGAGGGCCTTGCAGCTCTTGCCGCTCCATGTGGGCATACCATGGACGACGTAAAGGTTCTGCATGACGAAAAGGTGCGAGACGCCCATGCGCAGGGCCATCTCGCAGGCGATGGCACACGCGCCGGGATTGCCGGTGTAGGTCTGAGGCAGAAAACCTTCGGGCAGCTGCGCCATCGCGGCGGCTTTGGACTTTGCAAGCATCCAGTTGCGCTCGTCAATGGTCAGGCCCTGCACCTTCTCGGCGTAGCTCTGACGGGCAGGGGTGACAGGTGCAGCAGGTGCAGGCACCTCGGCGTTCTGGGCGACAGCCGCATTCTGGTTGAGCATTTCAGCAGGAGACTGGTTCATTTTTTCAGGCATGGTGAATTTCCTCCTCGGTAAATTTAATATCGATGATATTTGCATAACGCTTGATGGCGTCAAGCTCGGATTTGGTGCAACGGAAGACGAGCTTCCGGTCCCGGGGTTCTTCCTGGCGAGTGAAACGGGCAAAGAAATCGTCATCGTACTCGTCCAGTGTGTAACCATTACCGTGGCCAACGCCCGGCTGCACAAGGCTGACAGTGTAGGGGTTCTGCGCCGGGCCTTTGTAGTTGTCCGGCATCCCACGAATGACGGCCTCCCGTAGCATGGTGCGGTACTCGGTCATGTAGCAGAAATCTATGGATTCATACGGCTCAGGCATGATCTCCTCGCCAGCAGCGGCGTGAACGATGTCGATGAGGCACATGAGCTCACCGACCCGGCGATAAATCGAGTCGATTGTGCGGCGGGTTTCTTGACTGCCCAGCTGATGGCTTCGGGCGAAGCCGGTGAACAGAGCTACAGCATAGTTGACGTCGCTGGTCAGCTTATTGCCGGTGCTGATGAGCCGGAACAGCACATTGTCGTTCCCAACGTACTGAAAAATGCCCTCGGCCTTGTTGGAAAGATCCTTGATGCGGGCTCTGCGGGCAAGCGGATTACTCATCTTCCTCACCTCCGTCATATTCCGGCGGTTGACGGCAGAGCCGTGCAGCTTCCTCACGGATGCTGTTCAATGTTTCACATAAGCTGGCAAAGGTCGTTTCCAAGTCTTCGCCGACCAGGCGGGAGTAACTGCCCTTGCCGGTGTCCCATGCGCGGCGGCAGAAGAAGGCAATATTGTTTGCATTCTCGAAATCAGATTGTGCAGCGTCGCTGATTTTGGAGTTGAGAGCTGCTATCTGCTTTTTCATGTCTGCGTTGTCCTTGGCGAGTTCGGCGTTCCGGGCATCTGCAAGGCCCCATGCCTTTTCTGCAGCGCGGCGGTCAACTTCTTCTTCATCGACGATGCCTACGATGGGCTGGTGCTTCAGGGCCTCTTCGGCATTGCGGACGCGCTCCTCAGCCTTATCACGCTCCGCTTCGGCTTTCTGGCACTGAAGCCGGGCGGCGATGCGGGCCTCTTCTGCGTCGTTTGCCCGCTGCGACATCTGAGCGCACTGCTCTTGTAACCCATCAATGTCGGCGAGGGCGGCTTCCAGCTGAGCATTGGCGGTATTCATTGCGTCCCGCGACTCCTGCTCCTGAATGCAGGCGCTCTTCAATCTGGCCTGCGTTTCGTTCAGCTTGTACTCTTTGGCCTTGAGCTGGGCTAAAAGCTCCTGCACCCGCTGGCTGTCTCCGGCGGCTTCGGTCAACTGGTCGGCGCAGCCGCTGCGGGCGATGAGGTTCAGGTCTCTGCGAGTTAGTTCGGGCAGCTGTTTTAATTCCGCCAACTTGGCGGAATTAAAAGCTTCGCCGTTCTGAATCATCCGCCGGACGCTTCCTTCGCCTAACCCCTTGCTCTCATACCACTTTGTCCATGTACCGCCGCCATACCGGCCCGCCTTGGCAGTCAGAGCGTGGATCCGGGCGAGGTAGATGCAGGAAATCAGATATTCGTCCTGCGCCGCGCCGTAATGCAAATCAAACTGCTGGTCGGCGTCTGCGGCCTGCTGGGACAAATCACCCAGAGCCGAGAAGTCAAAGCTGGGGACAGCTGCGGATGCAAAAGAAGTCTCCGCAGGAACAACAGGGGCCGATGCGCTGCTCTGCGGGGACAGCGCGGGGGTCAAGCCGTTTGCAGCCGCCTCGCTCGCCGAGGTGGTCGGTGTTGCCGCCGCCGAACTGCTGGCAGCAGGGCTTGTCATGGTCGCAGCAGCATCCGCAGTCGGGGCAGTTGTACATTCGGATCCCTCCTCTACCGGGTCTATCGGTGCATTTTTGCAGGGCTTTGCGATGCTGAGCGCTTCGGCCATGTCAAGGGAAATCTCGTACTCATCCAGCAGGGCGAACTCCGCGCCATCGGAGAAGAAGGACTCCGGCGTCAGCGTCTTGAGCGCAGCCCTGGCACGCTCGAACTTCTGGGCCATCAGATGGCTCTCCTTCCAGATGCTCTGCCCCTCGTCCCAGCGCCAAAACCGCCCTGCATGATAGGCGTAGATCATCTCGTTGGCGAGTTTTCTACAAATAATATCCACTTGCTAAAACCTCCAAAGTGTGTTATTCTTCGGGGTGATGGGGGTTCAAGCCATCATCCCTTTGCAGGCTCGCCGGTGTTCCAGCACCGACGGGCTTTTTTGCGTTCATGCGTCCCTCCGGTTCTGCCGGTACTCCGGCTCTTTGGTGCGGGCGTGGCGGCGGTCGATGTGCTTGCGGCGCTGCACTTCGCGCTCTGCGGCATGGTCGCCCAGCCGGGCAAAGAACAACGCCAGCAACAGCAGTACCATCGCGGTGATGAAGTCGGTGTCGGAGATGACGCCGAGGGCTTCGATGCTGCCCGCAAAGCCAAGTGCGTACAGCATCCCGACGGCACCGCTGGCCACCGCCAGCCAGTACCAGACGCCAGATTTGATTCTCATGCGGATGCCTCCTTTTTTATTTCTGCGGCACACCCAGCTGCAACAGCAGGGCGGGGACGTTGATCATGATGCACCGGCCACTCTTGAGGTGAGGAATGGTGCCTTTAGCAAGCTCTTTGCGCAGGTAGTATTCCGAAAGCCCGGTGGCCCGGGCAGCATCACGGACATTCATGAATGGGGTAGAGGGGACGGGAGGAGTATGCTTCCTCATAGCGGTCACTCCTTTTTCTCGGTGGTGAAGATGTCGGCCATGATCTGGTCGAAGCCGGGCAGGCCAAAGGCGATGATCTGAAGCTGGTCGATGCGGCTGTCCAGCTCGGCTTGTGCCTTGGCCACAAGGCCTTCGGCCTGACGGAGGCTGTCACAGATTTTGCCATAGTTGGCCTTGGCCTGAATGAAGCGGGCTTTGTAATCGTCGCGGTGCTTGATGAAGTCATTGCGCAGGTCAGTGACCTCCGCAAGCTGCTCCTTAGCGGTGCTCACGGCCTGAATGGCTGCGGTCAGGCGCTCGTTGGTGGCCTCCAGCTGCTCAATGTGCTGCTGGGCCTTGACGGTCTCATACACGCCGTTCCTGCGCAGGGCGGGCAGAACCTCGCTTGTGACCCAGTGCTTGAAGGCTTTGGCCTTCGGCATCTTGCTGCTCAGGATCAGGCTGTAAAGGCCGGACTCGTTGATGAGGGCTGTCTTGGATGAGGGGGACACATTCCCATTTTGGGAATCTGCCCCCTGCGACAGCATCTCAAGCCGCTTGTCATCCTCATCGACGTGGGCGATGATGGCCTTGCCGGGATTCTTGTACCCCAGCGCCTCGGCGACGTCCTTGCCGACGAGCCACGGCTGGCTGTCAAGCTCGACGGTGCGCACCTGCCCGAACTCGGGGTTGGCGAAGATCTGTAAGTCGTTCATGTGAATATGTACCTCCTTGTGGGTGGCTTCCTTCCCGTGCTATACTGTTGCAAGGAAAGGGGGTGAAAATATGATTTGCGGATTCGGAAGCGTAAAAATGCGAATAGAGCGCAATGGCGAAATCGTTGCAACACTTCAGGGCCTTCCCAATCATGAAAAGGCTACCCGTCGGGCTTATATTGGATTTGAGCCGGGAAGCGACATTCAAATTGGAGATGTTGTCATTAACCCTGCAAACGAGAGATTTCATATTATTGATGTACGAAATTCTTTCGTGAGGGCCATTCAAATCAAAGCCTATAGTCTGAGCGAAACGGAATATACGCAATCCAGAGAAAAACACGAAACAGCTGTGTATAATATTGGGAATGCATATGGCTCAGTGATTGGAAATTCCAGCAATGCAACCATCAACTATCAAATGGGATTTCAAGAAATGCGTGAACGCGCAGCATTTGAAAATACACCAGACAGGGAACAGGTGGAAAAATTGATTTCCCTTGTCGAGATGATGGTGAATGGCGAAGTGCCTGCTCAAAAAGGATTGCTGTCGCGCTTTTCTGAGACCATGGAAAAGCACTCTTGGCTTACAAGCTCGATTTCTTCGCTGCTTTTATCGTGGTTGACACAACTGCCGCATTGATTTCGAGTGTCAGATTCAGCAAAATGTTTCCATTACTGGACTGTACACATGAATAGCTCTTGATGTTCTGGATGGGTATCCCGTCAATTTCGCACCGGAAACGCTCGTCCAGTTGTTCAAGTTGAATCTTCTGCACTCCGCGCTCCTCTTCCTCAGGAGCACGGGGCTTTTTGTTACTGTCCATGTGGTTCACCTCCTTTGAAAACGGAACTTGCAAAAATGCGAGTATCAGAGCAAAAAGATAGACTTGCATTCGTTGGCGGACAGCTTCAAGGTTGCGGCGATGTCATGCATCTCGCCGACGGTGAATTCCAGACCATCAGATGCAAGTTTGCGGGACAAAGTGCTTGAATCCATGCCGATTTTCTGTGCAAGTTCCTGCTGGGTCACACCGCGCTCTTTCAGCTTGCCGCGCAGAAGATTCATGTTGGTAGACATGAGTGGTTCACCTCCTTTCGTGACTCGCATAAACGCGAGTATCTGCACATAGAGTAACACGACAGAAGCAAGAAGTCAATAGACGACTTGCGTTTTTGCGAAAATCTTTTTTGAATTTGCAAAACGCTATTGCAATTTTGCGACTTTTCGTGTATTCTCTTATCAAGAGGTGATGAACATGACCACCGGCGAAAGAATGAAGCAACGTAGAAAAGAAATCGGATTCTCTGCGGAAAAGGTAGCAGAGCGTCTCGGGGTTTCTCCTGCCACAATCTATAGATATGAAAAAGGAGATATTGAAAAGGTCCCGGTTGATAGCCTTGCGGAACTTGCGAAGATTTTGCAGACCACTCCCGCCTACCTGATGGGCTGGGAAGAGCAGCCGACTCCCAAGCCCACTTCGCCCGCTCCCATTCCGCCGGGCTTTGAGCCGATGCCGAAGATGAAGAAGATCCCCCTGATCGGCAGCATAGCCTGCGGCGACCCCATTACAGCAGAGCAGAATATTGAAAAGATGGTGGACGTGCCGGAGAACATCCGGTGCGACTTTTCCCTGACCTGCCACGGTGACAGCATGGTGGGCGCCGGTATCCACGATAAAGATGTGGTGTATATCCGTATACAGCCGGAGGTAGAGAACGGCGAGATCGCGGCGGTGCGCATTGATGGCGAAGCCACCCTCAAGCGGGTATATTACAACCCCGGAACGCTGACCCTGATGCCCGCAAACCCGGCTTATGCGCCCATGGTCTACACCGGCTCCCAGCTGGAAGAGGTGCACATTGAGGGCAAGGCCGTGGGCTGGACGCATTGGGTGGGGTGAAAAAATCGCTCGCCGGTGCGAATTGCAGGATTGGTTGTGGAGTGCCGGAAGGTGTTCCGATAAATGGTAAAGAGGAACTTGATATGTCAAGAAAGAACAAGGTTGGATATTCAAAAAAATATGCGAGTGCTGGGAAATCGTTTGACCGAAGCATGGATCGATTGGCACATTCTGTTTCGCGGGTGGCATTTGGTAGTAAATCTACAGCAAAACCAATCCCAAAAGCATCCCGGAAATCACATATGGATGAACCTGAGTTTGAAACGAAGTACACTAGTATCCCACAGCCAGTGACTGTTGTCTGTGCTCTGATTGGTGTGCTGGTTTTTCTTGCTGATCTCAAAGATGACGGATTTCTGGTTTCATTCATTTTTGGATTTATAGCATATGGGGTTTCTCTTCTAATTCTTTGCGTTATATATGGAGGAATCGCGGGAGCAAAGGAATTTCGTTCTCAAGATAGTGATAAATGCGAAGGACTACTCGAATCGGTCTATAATCCCAATCCTGAATGGATGGGGCAGACTGGCCTTGTTGATTCTCGCGCGAATGCAAAGGTCTTGGCTCCACAGTTTCTGAAGCAGGCTCAGGAAAGCGCTAAAATCCTTCAGACGACCACGGAACCGGCCACCTTTTTTACAAGATATGACTTTTGCGTTGGACGCTTGATGGAACTTGAAAAGTGCAAAAAGTATGGTGCGCAGGTAAGTACTACTGATGATTTGAAGAAATATCGCAGCCTTAGCTTCCGAGATGATGCTGTAAAGGAAATCATTCATCGAACGGAAGAAAAGTATCAGGCAAAAATCGAGAGCCTGAAAACAGCAAAGGCAAAACAGAACTGGGCAGAAAAATATTATCAGGAATTTGAACCATATTTGCCTTACATGACAGACGGCCAGAAGTCTGAGCTTGGAGAAGCAAGCGCATATCTGTTTGATCTGGCTCAAAAATAAAAAACGCCCCCGGTGTTGGCGCACCGAGAGCGTTTCCAAGAACAGCTTGTTCACGAGGAACAATACAGCCCTAAGACAACTGTATTGTACCACCTCCGGGCAGGCTTGTCAAAGTGTACCCATATGGAGGTGTATTTTTATGGCGAGTTTCAAGGAGAAACTTGACAAAAACGGAAACCGCATTTACGAGGTGCAGGCCAGCAATGGGCGAGGGCGGCGTGTCTGGCGCACCTTCCGCCCAGAGCCGACATGGAGCAAGCGCACCATTCAGCGGGAGCTGCAGAAATTCGCCGCTGAATTGGAGCAGCAGCTGGCGGATGGGGAAGTGCTGACCCGCGAAGAGACTGCGCAAAAGGCCGCTGCGGAAGCCGTAGAGGCGGCCAAAATCAAAACCTTCCGGCAATATGCCGAAGCTGTCTATCTGCCAGAGAAAGCCGCCACGCTGGCGGAAAAGACCCGGGCCAGTTATACCCAGCTGTTGGAGCAGCATGTCTTTCCGGCTCTGGGCCATGTGCTGCTGCCGGAAATCACCCCGGCCATGATAAAGGCGTTACTTTCCAGTCTGTCAGAGGAGCTTGCCTTCGCCAGCGTGACAAAGGTGTATGCTGTACTACATAACCTGTTTAAGGCTGCCTTGCTGGATGATACGATAGACCGGAATCCAATGGACAAGGTTCCGCGCCCCCGGAAGTCGAAGGATGCAGCCCTTCCTACAGAGCACAAGGCTTTTACTGCAGAGGAGACGCGGTATATTCTGCGCTGTCTGGATGGCGAGCCGCTCAAGTGGCGGGCGTTTATCCTGCTGCTTATCGATACGGGCTGCCGCCGGGGCGAGGCCTGCGGGCTGCAATGGCAGTCGGTGGATTTTGATACCAACACGATCACCATCGAGAGGAATTTGCAGTACACCTCCGAGCGGGGCGTGTACGAGACTCTGCCCAAAAACGGCAAGACCCGCGTTGTAGACATCTCGTCTGACGTGGCCGCGCTTTTGCAGGAGCTGCGGCAGAGTCAGCCGGTAACGGTGCGCTGGGTGTTTACGCAGGACGACAGCCCGGAGCCTATGCACCCAGACACTCCAACTCGTTACTTCCAGCGATTTGGCAAACGGTATGGGATAGAGCACTTCCACCCGCACAAGCTGCGCCACACGTCTGCCAGTCTTGCCATCACCAACGGTGCCGATGTAGTCAGCGTCGCCGCACGGCTGGGGCATTCTGACAGCAGCACCACGCTGCGGATGTACGCCCATGCCAACGAGGACAGCATCCGCCGGGTCGGTCAGACGGTAAGGGAAGCCTTGAAGCAGCCAGAAAAGAAGAAAGCTTGGATTTGA